ACATTGAATAGTTTCACTACATGAACTACCACAAGAAACAACTACTAATCCAGAACCTGAAGGTGTACTACCACTTCTAGCACAAACAAAATCAATACTACCTGAAGATATAATACTGCTAGTAACATTATTTGCACAATTAGTATAACTAACTGTTACAGATCCTGATGTTAGATTTTGTGCATAATAACAAAAACAAAGTGGTGTTGGAGGAAGAGGTGCTGGAACAACTGCAATGCTTGAAGTACTACATGTATCACATGGACCTCCTGGATAATCAGATAATTTAAATGAAGTTGCTTGCTGATCTGCTATAAAATCAATTGAATCACCTACATCAGGTAATGTTACTGGATTAACTCCAAGAACAGGAGTATAAGCCCCTGATGAACCAGTGTCATAAAATAATGTGTATTGAGGACCACTTCCTACTCCTTTATCTGTTAATGTAATTCTATATATATTGTCTGCCATGTGTGTTAAGTTGGTATTTGAAATGGATTAGTACTATATTGTCTAAATCCGAAAAATTGTCCTACATCATATCTTTCTTGAGGACTTAATGTACGACTGTATATTAAAATAGCTTGAATATATCCTTGAAATGTTGGTGTACTACCAACAAAATTAGTTCCTACTCTCATTGTTCCACTACCATATGTTTGTGCACCACATCCTGTAAGAGTTACATTACTACCACCGTTAGCTGTAGAACTAAAAGATTCTTGACCAAGTGTCCAAATATATACACCTCCTACTAAATTTAAAAAAGAAGATGAAGCAAAATATGAATTTGTAGCCCAAACCTTTGTTTCTGATGGTGAACTAGTACCATATGCACTTACAACCGTACAATAATTAGTTTTACCAGGATTCCATGTAGTAGTTAATGCGGTAAAATTTCCATTATCTGATGTCATTCTACCTTTACCATTCTGGGTTAAACCTCCTGTACCTATTTGCCAAATCTCTCCATCATCATTTGGGTTTGACCCATCACCTGCTAATATTGTAAACATAGTAAATCCTAATGATGCTGTAAAATATCCACCATTTCTATTTGGATCTGTACTACCATCAAAAGCATTAACAAAAGCTTCAGATGAAGAAAAGAATGCACAATCTTCTTCATCACCAAAGTCTACATTTGCAGTAAAATATAATGCTGGGTATGTATTAAATACGTTTTGTTGATAACTTAACGTGTTGGCTCTTTTTCCTCCTTGTGTTAAATTATATCCGTTACCACTTAAATCATACCAAATACTTCCAGTAAAACCACTACCTGTAGCAGAATAAAATGAAGCAGTATTTGCAGCATCCCAATATGCTAATAAAGATCCTGTTGGAAGATTAGGTACTGTAATTTGTGTAGCTATTCCTTCATTATAAAAACCTGATGGGATAATTGTTGACATTGTGTTATGTGTTTATTTGTTAAGAAGTAATAAATGCTTTAGCATAAACTGTATAGATAGAACTAGTACTATATGCACTAAAACTAAATAAATTTTTCGTTTGTGTTGTAGGATTACCTGGAAAGAAAGGAAAACTAGCAGATGGAAATAAGAAGTTACTAGCGAATGAAATATCACTTAATAAACTACTTGAAACAAAAGTAGCATCTAGTTGAAATGATTGACCTGGAGTAATATTAGTAGCTACAACGTGTACAGTAGCTGAAGGTTGAGTTGTTACTTGAAAATAGTTACCTCTAGATAAATCTAAACTTGCTGTATTACTAGATGGTGTAACAGTGATAATATTATTAGTTTTAAATGATCCTGATGTTAAAGTAATACTACCACTTATAATTTGATTCCCTTTAAATGTATTAGATCCTGTTGTTGCAAATGTAGTAAGTATACTTGAAGCAGTACCATTAAATAAATTTGCATTCATTGCAAATGATGAAGTAAAGGCTGCTGATGCACTTATAGCAAAAGATGAAGTTAAAGCATATGATGAACTTAGAGCAGAAGATGAGCTAATAGCATAACTTGATGAAACAGCATTACTAGCATTTAAGGCATATGAAGCGCTTACTGCATTTCTAACAAAAGAGGCTGTAAAAGCATAAGATGCTGTGGTTGCAAAAGATGCACTTTCAATTGAACCTAGTAAGTATGAAGCTGTAGATGCATTTTGTGCAAATGATCCTGATGTTGAAAACGAAGCACTTGTTGAGTATGATGCTGATGTAGCGATACTTGCAAATGAAGCAATTTGTGCGTATGATGCTGATGTAGCATTTCTTGCGTATGATGCTGATGTAGCGTTATTTGCAAATGAAGCAGTTCCTGTTAAGTTACCAACAACATTACCTGTTACATTACCAGTTAAATTACCTGTAACATTACCAGTAACGTTTCCTGTCACATCACCTTGTACGTTTCCTTTAAACACAGATGCACTTACGAATCCTTGACCGTTTAATAATACCCCTAAGTTATTACCTAAACCGTCTTCCAATCTAGTATAAGTTCCAACAGAGATACTTTGATTAGTGGACAAATGGATTACACCACCATAGCTAGCGCTTATATATTGTCCTGTTAATGTACTCATTTTATTTTTATATTTTTATATTTTAATAGCAATTCCATTGTTGTGGTGAATTTTCCCAAGTAAATGGTGCAGAATTCCATATTACACAATTTTCTCGTGCAGCGTCAAAGTCAAACGCACATTGATCTTGTGTTGGAGCCCATGAACCTGATAGTATACTTGATATTGTATCTTCAATAATTGGTCCCAACAATTGAACATTGGCTTCACCCGTAGTTAAATTATAGTCATTAATTGCACGTAGATGATAATAGTTACCTCTAAATTCAGCAATGTCATTTAATTCTATATTGAAATAATCCGCCAACGGTATAACCGCAGTTGCGTCAACTAGTCTAGTTCGTGGATTATATAGTAATGCTAAGTATTTGTCATAATACTCACTTACCAATGATGCTGTAGGTGTACTACCCCATACCGCTTGTTCATTATTGAATAATAATGATTTACTATTTGCTTGTGGGTAAATTGAAGATGTTCCATTTAAACTACCAGTAGAATAAACATCAAAATATGGATATTGTGTTTGTTTGTTTGATTGTATAGTAGCTTTTGTACTATCAAAATATCCTTTAATCCAATAAGGTGATGCGTTTACTAAACCATTATAAAATAATAATCTAGGTAATACTCTTGCTGGTGTATACTTGTCATCAGCAATATAATAAGGAATCCATATTGGATAACCACTACCTGATGCTGCTGAACCTGTTGGAGCTGGAGAACAATCACCTAGTTCCTCTTCACTAATAAATGGTGAATTAACTGTATACTGATCTGTTCTAGCACAAATAGTTGCTGTTGGTTTTAAAGTAAAATTAACACTAGCTGTAGCAGGACTGCCAGCACAATTAGTATAAAAAATTGTACTTCCACCGCGACCACCTTCCCAAGTAAATTTGTATGTAGTACAACTTGTAGCTACTGATGCTACAGAGCCTGTATAACCTGAACCTGGTACTTGACCTAATGGACCTTGAGCTAATGTTGTAGTAACGTCTAATGAGCCTTGTGAATAATAAGAGCCTGAATCATAAAAATTAGATTCACCATACACTCTATTATTTGTACGTTTAAATAATGTTGAAATATAATCAGTATCATCCGCATCACTAAATCTTATCTTATTATATCCTAATTGATTTGCTGGAGTAAATGATATTTTGTCTTTAACATTAATATATTTGTTAAAATCTTTAATTGTACCTTGCTTATACCAATTATTAAATGTCTCAACAACAAATTGGTTTGGATTTAATTTGTCAGGATAAATTACTAAATTAAATTTCTTTTGAACACCTCTAATAAAATCCATTACTTTAATTCCTGATGTACCAAAGGGCATATTACTAGGAATATCCATCACTTGCTGATCACCCGCTTGTCTTACTCTACTAATTTCTAATTGAGATAAATTACTAGAATCTGGATTTAATTGAACTGTAAAGTTATTAGTACCATATACATCATACCTAATATAAATTCTATAAGTACCAGCAGGTAATGTTGCACCTACAATAGGAACACCTTTTAAATTAAATGTTTCGGTAACAGTAGTTGTTCTTGAATCTCGTATTGTAGTAATAAAATTATTAATTGGACCTGCTAATACTTGAGCATTTACAGTTCCTCCAGTAGTATCATCTACCCAATAGATAGAAAAATAAGGCATACCACTACCTGATGCTCCAGTATGTGTTACTTTGAATGCTAAATCTAAAGTTATATCTGTAGTGCTTCTTTGATCTAATGTGTATTTAGTATATCCACCACTAAGAACAAACTTATTATTATAATTATATTCTATTTGGTTAAATGCAAAACTTGCTGTTGTTGCATTTGTTAAATTAATTGGTGTTGAACCTGATACATTTCCTACTTTACCTTTACCAAAATCTTCAATTGAAGGAGAAAATATTGGAGATTGTAAACTATTATTTAGTGTTAAGTAAACATCATTTAAAAATGGTTCATTCCAAAATGAACCTGTATATGTGTAGCCAAATTCATTAAAAATAGCATCCCATACTTTCTTTAAACGGATAGCTGGTTTGTAATCTTGAACTACTAATGCATTTTCATTATCATCAATACCATTAAAAATAATTTGCGAATAATAGATTTGTTGTCCATATTCACCCATTGGATAAACTATATCACCATTAAATAATCCTCTACCCCAACTTGATGTGACATTAGCGTATGATGCTGTATGGTTATAAACGCTTAAAGAACTAAGATCTGTTAAGAAAGACGATCTTGTGTCAATACTGAAATTAGAAACAATACCGAATAAAGTTACCTCATATGAGTCAACAAATTTGTTTTCAACAACATTTACCTTGTTTAATTGTAAATAACCATTTACTAAATAAAATGCATCAAAATCAAGATATGCTTCTACTACTTGGTTTGTGTTGAATATGTCTGGTTCCCAAACACTAATATCATAATATTGCTCAAAAAAAGCATTATTAACTTTAGTACCTGGTAATGTAATTTGTTGTGTGTATGTGCCTGGTATTTCACCTAAATCAAATAATTCAAGTATGTTATTAGATACCTTAATATCTTCATCAGCAAATTGATCTAGTATTGTACCTGTTAACTTATCAACAAGTTTACCTCTATATCCTTGTGTAGATTGTAATCCCATTATAATAATAGCTTATATGGTTGACCAATATCAAATACAATTGTGTATTGAATTAATTTATTGTTGATTCCTGTTTTAAATTGTAAACTATTAGTTTGAATAGTTAATGGTTTAACTAAAGTATCTGATGTATCTGATTGATCATATATCCAATAAATTTCATCTGATACCAGCATTTGTTTAAATAATTCATTCCAACCTTGTTCTAACCAATCAGTATTACATTCTAATGTTTGAGTAGCATCTACAATGTAACGTTGTTGGCTTGTTTGAAATTGATCATAAGATAATGCTGCTGCACCCCAAGTACCTAACTGTGGTTGGTATAATCTTTGTTCTGTGTTAAATGTTTCATTATGGCGTTTGTAGAAATTTAACCAATCAAAGGTACCATATCTATTTTTCCAAGCAATTCTTACTGGTTCATAATAATAAGCACATTCAGTTTTATAATTAAGTGTTGGTGAAAGTTGTACTGAACCACTTATAAATTTAAGTGTATATTTTTCTAAATTATCAATTGGAATATTATAAAATGTATTCCAATTTGGATCACTAGGATATGCTGGAATTGCTGTATTAATTAGAGCTACAGAAGATGTTAATAATGTAGTGCCTGATCCTAAATTTATACTACTACTAAGAATAGTTCCATTAGTATAACTAGCTGTTATTGCTACTCTTAATGAATTTGCAGGGAATAGATTAGTATCATTTGCACCAACCCATGCTGTTAAACCATGATTATACTGCCCTAACATTCCTGTATCAGTAAGTAAACATGATTGAGTTACAGAACCCATATCGGTCATGAATGGCCAATAAACATCTTGTGCTTGTAATGATGTATTTATGCCATCAGGAAAAATAGCATAACCATCATATGCTACAAATAAAGTACCACTTGCACTACAAGTAACTGGTGTTAATGCACCTGATTGAGTTACGTAACTACTTCCACTTTCATATTGAAAACCAAAATCTACTTTATAATATTTACCCGTAAAATTTGCAGTAGAAGCTGCTAATCTAGTTATTGTTGAATTAATCATTCTACTAAAATCAAAAATACCTGATCCAGATACGTTTGGATATTTTCTAGCTTGATAAACGTATGATCCTGAGTTAGCTTTAGTACCAGCCCACACATACAAATTAGCTGTATATTGAAATTCACTGGAAGTATATGCTTGACTGCCACTAGTAATTACAGAAAACACAACTGGTGATTGTGCAGGTTGTATATCTGATGGTTTTTGTATTATTGTTATTGACATATTATTATAACATTAAAATATGATATTATGTTTTGGCAGCTGCTTTTAAACGTGCTATTACAGATTTATTTACGGCTTTTTTTAGTTCTTTTTTTTGTTGTTCTTTAGTTTGCTCAATAGCCATACTCATGAATGGTAATGGCTTAATTCCCTTTCTATTGATACCTCTAGCAATTAAATAAGCTAATGATTGATTAGTTATAAAACGTCCATCTTTACTTCTACCCTGTATACCTTTTTGTCTAATCCAATTCTTTAAATTAGCAACAAATTCACCTTTAGGATTTACACCTCTTCCTGGATGTTTTAATCTACCGCTCTGAACATATTTACCCTCTTTAGCAAATGAAAATGTAATTTTACCTTGAGAATTAACTGTATAACGTACAGATTCAATTAAATTACCAGAAGCTTTTTTGTTGTTACGTATTAAGATAGACTTAGCGTTTGTTACAACTAGCTGAGCGTATCTCTTTTGTGCTTCTATAATTGATTGATCTAGCATACATCATCACCTCCGTTTGCTTTATTATCACTAAGTGTAATTGCACACATTGGATTAACATTACCAATTGATACATTTAAATCAATTGCCCAACCAGCAAGTAAATTATCAAAACGTTCTTCAAACGGTGTTGCTAATGAACTACCTGCTATTGTGTATGAGTAAGCATCTGGATTTCTATAAATGTAAGATGCAATATCATTTAATGTTGCTAATGATGTATTGTGTACGTCAATTATGTTAGTTACGTCTTTGTAATTTTTAAGTAAATAGTTGTAATTACCATATGATTGATCAGTAATATCTACTACTCTATCCATTACCATTAATGTAACATTATATGTCATTACACCTAAATCAATGTTAGTATTGTTCACAATTAAATGCGCTAATGGAAATAATGTTTGCTTAGCCATGTCTACATTATACAAATCACCCATAGTGAATGTAGTAATGTTTGGGTGTGCTAAACAGGCATTATTAAAGAAATTGGTAAATGAATAATATGTTTGCATTAGAATCTTTTATTTTTAAGCGGACTATTTTTAGATAATAAAGTAGTCATCTTATTATTATTTGCGTTGTTAGCGGTTTTATCTGCGTTTTTAACGTGCAAATACTGCGCTAATTTAACTAAATTATTGTCTTTGGGTTTATACCCTAGATATGATTTGTTCTGTTCCATTAAATAACCCAACCATTTTTATATTGTTGTGATTTGTCTGGATACACGTTATCACTGTATCCCGTAGTAGCCAAGTATTCTGGATAATCAAACGAATAAGCAATTAAGTATGTTACTAAACGTTCAGCATAAAATTGAGCTGTTTGTAATTCCTTTTGTAATAAGAAATCAATATCAACCTTACTAGGTGATGTTGCTTGTTCTGAACTAATATTTTTTACTATACCACCATTTGTTATTGAGTAAGCTAAAAATGGTAATGCTTCTACTAATGCATAGTGTACTAAACAGTCTACAATATATTCATCCATTAATGTTTTATATTTACCTGTTAGTGTTCCTGCTGCTACATCATCTTGTAATTTAGAGTACAATACAGTACCTAACGTAATCAAGATATATTTGTCTTGAGCTGTTTTAACAAATGGAATGATTTTTTCTGGATCAACGTTTCCACCTAGTGGTGTACGTTTTACTATATCATTTCTAGAGCAAAATAAGTATGGTTTACTTCCTGATTGCATTTCTTTTAATTTATATTTTAAGTACCTTGTATTCCTGTATTTTCTGGTCCTGTAACATCACCGATTACCTCATTTGGGTTTTCAGGTTGATCTTGTTCTGTTGGTTGAGCTGGCTCAGCAACTACATCAGGAACGTCATTTGGATTTTCAATAATTTCTTTTGCATTAGCAGCACCAGCATCATCCATTAATTCAGCTAAGAATCCAAATGGAATCAATGGAGCAAAGTATAAGTCTTCACCATTAATGCCGTTGAATTCAACTATACCTTGAATTGTTTTCATTATTTCTTGTTGGAATGGTTGAATAACCATTGCATAAAAAATTTCATATGCTGTTTTTAATTCATCAGCGTTTGAACTAAATCCACTTGCTGATTTAATACCAAATAACATTTGAGATGTTACACGGTGAGCTAACATGATTTTGCGTGTTGATTCTTCAGCTAAGAAATCATATTGTTGGTGTAAGTTTTCTGGACGTAACATTTCAACAGTTGTCTTATATTCAGGATTTTCATTGAATGATAAGATAAATTTACCTGCGTTGCTAGTACCAGTGAATTTATTTACAATGCTATTTTCAACTAAGTATTGTTCTTCAACTGGAGGTACACCACCGTTAAAGTTAATAATAGTTGAAGGCATAAAGTTATTTAGAATATTGCTGATGTGTAAGTTAGAAATTTCTTCCTCAACTGCAGCATATTGAATTGAACTATAATAATCAGGAATACCATAATAGAATTTACCTGGAGCATAACGTTTTAAGTAAATAACTTGAACATCATCTTCATATTGATTTTGACCAAATGCTGGAATGTATTTTGGTTTGATGTTTCTATTTGTCCAGTCAGGTGAATAATAAAAACCAGGTATATTACCTGCCTCATCTACTTTTTCAGCACGTAATGTGTCTACTGGT